AGATTGGTCTTGCAATCCACCGGTTACGTTTACAATGATTGGAGTTCCAGCCATTATCGATTCTGCAGTTGCTAATCCAAATCCTTCGTTGTTAGCAATGTTAATTGTTACATCTGCTATATTATAGATAAGATTTAATTCTTCTTGTGGTCTTCTCTTTTCTGAAAATATAATATTACATTCAGGTGCCATCACATCAATTACCGCTGGTAAATCAGTACCATTCTCATCCACCGGTTGAGTGTGCATTACTAAACAAACTTTATCTGCTTTTTCTTTACCAATCTTATCACAAAATCTTTTAAACGCTACGATAACATCTGCAGGTTGTTTTCTTCTAATATTTCGATTACTCCAATATAGTACAAAATCATAATCCTTACCACCTAAAATCTCTTTACGGAATTCTGCAGAGACTTCTGCTGGTTTGTATATGTTTGTATTAATACCATGTGGTACATACCCTACTTGCCAATCTTTTTTAGGTTTCCAAGTTGGTTTAGTATCTAACGCTGATAATCTTTTAATGATACCATATGTTTGTCTAGAAATACAACCAATCCAATCACAACTTTCATAGAAGTTACGATTATATAATGGGTCTGGTAAATCATCCCAAATTGCGTAAAATAAAAGTGGAACATTTTGTCTGATTTCATGTTCGATATCATACAACCATGTCCAATAACGAGGGTCAGTAAAGTGTAGGATAGCATCAGGCTTTTCGGTATTAATTAATTGTCTAATCAAGTCCGCATTACCATAACCATTCCAAGGAAGTATCTTTACATTAGCATCCGCGATACCATAATTTTTTTGTATATCTTCACTAACATCTAAAACCTTACCAGCTTCTGGATGATTAATTGCGGCTCCTACTTGAAACCAATCGTACTTATGTACTGTACCTAATACTAATTCTTTTGATACGGTGGCAATACCACTTGCCATTCTTAAGTCATCTGAAAGTAACAGAATCTTCTTTTTTGCCATAACTTATTTGTGTTGTTAAAATTGTGAACCTGAAATTTGTAGTTTTACATATTCATTCATTTCGCTTCTAAAACTTTCGTCTGAAACGTATCTTTCTACAGTTCTGTTTACTAATTTTTGTAGGGTAACATCTGAATTAAAAGATACTTTTTTAAATGATGAATATACATCTTTCAATATTTTTACGGTTGTCAGTTTTGTGTTTTCATGTTCCATTGTGGGTATTGTTTTTATATATTTGTATATATAAGTATATTGTAAATAAAAAAACAATAATTTTTAAGGAACTTTTTTATTTACTTGCTTTTCCATCACATATCCCTCTATTCATAAACTCACACCATTTACAATTCTTTTTGTTTTGTCCAGGTACTTTAGGGAATTCAATATCTTTAAACGCACCACCATCATCAAACACAGTATTAATGAATTCCATAAATTCATCATATACTTTATTAACTGAGGGTGAGCCGTTAGGAGGTACGTGCTTTGATATGTATGGAATTGGAAATGCAGAATCTTCAGGTAGTTTTCTTCTCATTATCTGATATTCTACTTTTATTTTAGTAAGAGGAATATTAAATAATTCTGAATAGTATTTTTTATATAATAGGATTTGAGAATTTTTCATCTTATCCGCTTTCTGATATTGATTCCAACCCATTGTTGAAGTTTTTAAATCAACAATTATAATTGAATTTTCAGCTAAATCTTTCAATACAATATCTATGTAACCAATAAAATGAACACCCGGTTTAATATTTGCATTTAATGGAATCTCAATACCAACTAGTTCGTAGCCAGATTTAGAATAAAATTTACTACAATACTTTTTAAACCAACTAAGAATTCGTCTACCATCACCATAAAATTCTTCTAATTCTAATTGAGTACACGGAGCACCCTCACTAAGAGCTTCCTTTTCTTTAGTAAAATTTTCTTTCATTCTATCCAATAACAATCTATCCAATTCAATTTCATCGGCTTGTTTTTTGGATACACCATACATTACCGAAAGATAATGTTGGATAGTTTCGTGCATTGCACTACCAAATAGTGTGTGAATGTTACCAGAACTTTCACCTAATTTATCTATATAGTTTAACTTATATTGTTGGGGGCAGCTACTCCACATTGAGTACTGCGAAAATGATACTTTTGCCATTGAGTTTGTTTAAGCCTTAAAGATACGAAAAAAGGGTGAGATTACCAAATTATACTTTAAGTTTTAACTTAGTAATTTCTTTTGGATTTGTGCCATACGCTTCGGCAATTCGTTTAATTTCTTCTCTGCCAATGGTACTTTCATATAATATATCTAAATATTCGGATGCTTCTCTGCTAGAAACCATAAACCATTTGGCTACCAAATCGATAATCCATTGTTCATAATCTTTTACCGATTTACCTTTCATATAACGAAGATATGATTTTCCTTTCGGTATGACTCCAATTAATGCTTTATAAACCGCTTTAGGAGGTGCCTCTTGAATATATGGTTGTATTTCCGCTACCATCTCAATCCAATCAGGATTCATAGACATATAACGTATAATTAACCAATTACTCCAAGTCTTTTTATCAGCATCTTCTAGCTTATCCCAATACTTTGGGTCCTGGTCTTTTGTGATTGCATTGATGTGGTCGAATAATCCTTTTGCCATTAGTCTTCTACTTTTAAACCCGGAGGTAATAAATCATTTAATACTTCACCACAATCACCACATAAGAATAACTCTACGGGTAATACTTCATCTTTTGGTTTACCAGTTAATAACTTTGAAATCTTACGAAATCCAAAACCTTGTACGAATATTTCACCACCGCATTTCTTACACCCGATTGCTTCGGTTTTTTCTAATGGAATTGGTTTTTCTTCTTGTCCTCCGATTGGTTGTCCACCTGCTCCTAAAATGTTAGCCATTATATAATATTTAAAATTTGAATTAATGTAGCCGCTGCGATAATTTCTTTATCAATTGCTACTGCTGATTTAGCAACACCATCACCTAAAACTAAAATTACATTTGCAGTATTTTCTCCTGCATAATCATCAACTTTTTCATATAGTAATGTATAGAGGTCAGAAAAATCAGTAGCCTTTGAATCAAGAACCGTTTGTCTAATTTTCATATATTTGTTTCTCTTATCATCATTTGATTTAAGAACTTCAAGAACTTTCAACTTATAATCATTATCTAAAAGATTTTGTACATCAACTTGTAATTTACCTTTAAGAGAATTTAATTGACAGGTATTAATAATCTTACGAATATCCGGATAAGAAGAATCAATAATTGGAACTAAATCCTTTGGGTCAAACTCAACACTTTCTGATTTTAAAATCTTACTCATTTGAATTGCCACATCTTTTTTAGTTGGTGGTGTAATTTGAAACGTTTGACAACGGCTTTGAATTGGTTCAATAATCTTTTCAATATAATTACAAGTCAAGATAAACCTACAATGCCTGCTAAATGTTTCCATCAAATTTCTAAGGATTGCTTGTGCTTGAGGAGTCATATAATCAAACTCATCTAAGATAATGATTTTATATTTTTTGAATCCCATAGAAGATGCAAAGTTCTTTACTTTATTTCTTACGGTCTCAACATTATTCTCATCAGATGCGTTAATCATCATAAAATCACATTCAATTGAACTAACAATTAACTTTGCCAATGTTGTTTTACCAGTACCGGCTTTGCCAAAAAATAAAAGATGGGGAACATCTTCGTTTTCAATATATCCACTTACTTTACTTTTTAAGTGTTCATTTCCAACATAATCATCTAGTTTAGATGGACGATATTTTTCCACCCATAACGAGTGATTTATTTGTTCTTCTTTAAATTCAAACATATTTTTATTTTTTATTTTCCAGTTGAACCGAATCCGCCTTCGCCTCTTTCGGTATTATTTAATTCATTTACTTCATTCCATTCTACAATTGGATGTGGTATGATAATAAGTTGTGCCCCTCTATCTCCAATTTCATATACCGCTCCACCCGTTTTCTTAAATGTGGCTTGGATTTCACCTCTATAACCAGCATCAATTACACCAACTGAATTACTAAGAAGTAAATCGGTTTTACGAATAGATGAACGAGGAAAAACAAGTCCCATAAAACCTTCAGGTATTTCCATTGAGATACCAAATCCATAACTGATATCCCACTCAGTTTCTCCCTTAATATCTGTAATAACTAAATCCATTCCAGCATCACTTTCTTTTGCGTAAAATGGAATCGTTGCGTTTTCGTGTAATCTTTTTATATTAACTTTCATTTTGTGGGTTCATTTTTAGGTTATGTTCTCTTAATTTTTTTCCTTCATCTGAAAGTTCTCTAGCGAATAATTTAAAACGTTTACCATTTTGCTTACTTGTAAAAGATATATAAGCATCTTTAGTATTACTAATAGTAAATGTTACAGTTGGTTCTTCATTCGTCATATCTTCGCCTGTCCATGCAAATATTTGTGGTTCATCTCCATCAAATTGGAATACCCATTCGCATTGTTCTAACTTTTCAGATGGTGTCATTTTTAATTCACCAATTGGTTCTAAATTTTCTTTTTGTGTTTTTTTAGCCTTTGCCATAATTTTATTTTGTTTTACAAATATACGAAAAAAAGTTTAGAATTCAAAAAACTTTTTTGCGTTTTGAGAATCAGCGGATGCCATTTCCCATTTTAGAGCGTTGTAGAAATCAGTTAATTTGTTTTCCAACTCCGCTTTATAAATTCCATCCCTATCAACATATTGATTGATAAAATCTAAAATTTCGATTGGGTCATTATAATCTCTAAATGCTACAGTTTCTATCCCTAATGGATTACTTTTAAGATATACCCATTTAACCTTTTCACCATCTCTAATTGGTTCGTATTTAAACGGACATTCAAAGAATTTGAGTAATCGGTTATATGTAATACCAGCCTTAACGTGTGCAGGTGTTCCTTTTTCAAAATTAGCAATAGCTAACCCGCTATCTTTTCTCCACTTACCTTTATCGTATTTACTTAATTCTTTAATAGCCCCACCTTTGGCGATTTTATTTATACGAAGATTAGGTAAACTCTTTTTAAATTCTAAAAGTGATTCATTTATTTCTTCGTTTGTTTTTCCCATTAAGATATCTTTTAACATCTTAGCCATAAAGTCCTGAAATGCTTTGGGGAATGATGAACGTACTACATCCAATCCTTTTACATCCAACTTATCGCAAGGAATACCATTCTTTAAAATCATCCATTGTGCATATCTTTTCTTTGCTACCCAAAATCCCGCTTTACTGATGTATTCTTTCTTAATCTCAAAACGATGTTTTTCTTTTGGAATACAAAAAAATCTTTCAGCTAACAAATTGTAGAATGAATTTAAAAACGATTGTGTTTCATCTGCAATGGTATTAACTTCTGCAGCCATTCTATTTTGGTCAAAGGTTTTATACTCAGGAAATCTATGTTTTACCAACGGCTCTGCCATCATATAAATTGAATCGGTATCTATGTAAACATTATAATCATCTTTTGTACCTAACTCTTTTTGATATTTTAGATTAGCCATTTCCGCAGTTTTTTTAATTACGGTTTGACCGGTAATAGTTACGGCTTCGGCGTTATCAATATCATAGAAACGAAATGCTACAAGTCCTAATACACCATACATTGAATTCAAAAGAATCTTTTGTACTAATTGTCTTTTTGCATAAAAATCATACAATTCAGTATTACCTTCTTCTCCATATTTTTTTTCTAACTTTCTGAACTCAACTCTTTTATTAAACCAATTATCTAAGATATCTGCAATTAATCCCGGCTTCTTTTGAGTATATAATACTCCATTTGCAGCTACACCTAATTGATTATCTTTGATAACTTCTTCTAATTCTTTTCTATTATATGTAAACTCTTTTGTTTTCCCAACAATAGTGTATTGTCTTTCTTCACCTCTAACCCAAGATTCAGGATCCCAATTTGAAATCTTACCAACCTTAGTTTCCGGTGAAATATTTAGGGTCATAATGATTGATGGATATAGGGATGTTAAATCCAAATCATAAATCCAATCATACTTACCAACAATAGGTTCTTTTACATATGCCCCAATAAACTTATCTTCACCCGCTTCCGATTGTTCTGCGAGTTTATCTTTGTGATTTTTTGGTTTATTTGGTGCTACTAATTTTTTTGTTTTAAGATACGCCAAACATGCACCTTCTAAGTATTTTGATGAAAAAATATAATCTTCATATGGAGTAAAACCGGAGTGACAAATGGCTCTACTTAATTCAATAAATTGAAGTTTTGCATCCATCGTTACAATCAGTTCTACGTCAGTAATGTTATACTCAATAAATTTTTCTAAATCATTTTCAAATAGGTCATCCAAACTTCCTTCGTATTCCAGCTTACCTCTACCTAATTCTTTGGTCGCTATGTGATTAAGTGTATAAGAACTCTCTAACCCAAAATTATATCTTTTATATAATCCGATATAGTCCATAACACTAACACCTGCAATACTATAACGATTACGATATGGTGACCAATATGTTTTACCTATTGAGGAAAGACGATTGGCTTGTTTTTCCCCTGCTACGTTTCTAATACGATTATAAAGATATGGAACGTCAAAGAAATCAATATTCCATCCTGTCCAAATTGTTGCATTTATACTTTCAATATAGGTAATATATGCATTTAATAATTCTCTTTCACTTTTGTAAATATGAATATGCACATCTCTACCATCTTTTTGAAATGATTTACCATTTACTTTGCCATTTTTATCAACAACAAATACGTGATATTCTTTTGTAGCATCATCATGTGCAGCTATTGAAGTAATTTCATTTTCTGCTTTTTCAATATTTGGTAAACCTGAATTCATTTCTACCTCAATATCAAAAGTTAAAACAATATGTCCCTTAGATGGAACATCATCATTATACAAATCAACTAATACTCTAGTTGTTTCGGGTACATCAGATTCGAATAATTCTTCACCACTATCTTTTTCCCATTTATCTACTTTAGTTAAACGGTCCCCATACATAGATTCATATTCTCCGTTTGGGTCTTTGATATATGCATATTTTTTATAAGGAAATGTGCGATACCCAATCGTATCATCCCACAAGTGAATTAAGTTCCGGTTTCTTTCAAAGAAAATGTTTTGATACATCTATTATGTTATGGTTTATAAAATATAAAAATTGGTTCGTATTTGTAAAATTGTCCTTCTATTTGCATAGAATTCTTCGCTTTGGATAAATCCATTCCCGTCATAGGACTCATTGTCATTCTCAACTTACCTTTGTACTCACATCCTAATTGTGTAAGGATATCAATACTATCTTGTTCTAATGGATAAAATTTATCAGGTCCAACTTTAATATCTGCAATATTCCAACAAACGTATCTATCGTTTCGTAGGTATTCAAAAATTGTTGTAAGTGTTGGTTTTAAGAAACCATCTCTCCAACTTTCATAGTTGCCAAATTTCTTAAATGATTGTGAATCATCATCTGAATATCTTTCTCTATCGAAGTACGGAGGTGAAGTAAATGCGAAATCTAATTTACCCTTATACTTTTGAAATCTCGGGTCATCCGCAATAACTTCCGAACCTGTTGTAAAGAGTTCGTATGTATTTGCGTGCCCCCAAAATGGATTAGCCGCACCAGGAACTTTGTTGTTAAAGAACTCAGCGAGATATTCATAACGGGTTTTACCAATTTCTGGTATTTGGTTTTCAGTATTAGGGTCATTACCAATGTAATGTATATTTCTATCATCCACACTCAATGCTCCTAATATTCTCCCACCCCAACCAGCCGAAGGGTCATAAATGTTAATTACATCCTGCTCCTTAATATGATTTGTAAATCTTTCATATAAGTATTTTGCTGTCAATGGTGGAAAGTTTACAACTGCTTGTGTACCCATACCGATACGAAATGCTGCAGTTGCTTCAGGAAATATTCTTTGTCCTAATGGATATATTTTAATCTGAATAGGTTGTTTTGGAACATCAATAAGATTATCAATGTTATCACCCCAATCCGCAGTTTTAAGTGAGGATATATTTTCATACTTCAATATACCGGCTTTATAAAGGTCTCTAACCTCTTGTGCAGTTATTGGTGGTGATGGAACTTTACTATCAGCTTGTGATAAGCAAAATCCATATCCATATTTGTTATTACCACCTACCCACGTTTCAATCCACTCTTTACCACTTTGAATATGTGAGTTATGAAATTCTGGATTATCTAAGTGCAATGTTTTAGAAAAACGATACATACCATCTTGCCTAGTCAGTCTTCTCATTTGTTTGATGAATTCTGGTAAATAGGCATCATCCGAAAATACATCGTAAATTGATGGCTTTGGTTTATCATACGCCGAGCCACCTATTCCTGTTTTATACATTGCAGGAAAGAATTGGTTGACGGGTGTGGCGAATTTATTAAAGTTAAAGATAACTTCATTACCGTCATCATCTTTTTCTTCAAACTTATTTACTTTGTAAGTTTGTAGTTTAGAGAACTGCTCAATCATTTCTGATTCATCAACACCAATTCTAGGTGGTGCACCAGTCTCATTCCACTTTCTTACTGCAAGTTCTCTAAAAAATGCCACCCACTTTCCAAAATCGGTGAATGGCATTTTAAGAACTTCTTCATATAATAAGTTTACTTCCGGTTCGTATAACCAGTCATTCTTTTCATAGAAATATTTTTTCTCGTAGTTAAAACTCATTATGCAGTTAATTGTTGTTCTACTAAGAAATATTTTGCATTGAAATCATCGATTTTGAATTCAACGTGCGAAATACCTTGTGTAGATACTTTTAATACAACAGATGTTGCCTCTTTATTAGCGGTTAAAATTTCTTTCAAATATTTTGCAGAGAAGGAAATTGGTTTAATTTCACCATCATATGCTTTATCAACTACAAATACAACTCTGTTTGAATTGATGTTTGAGTATCCTAATACAATTTTCAATTCTTTCTTTTCGGTAAGAATAGTAAACGTATCAACTTCACTTAATGCGTTTTTAGCTTTGATAAACTTATCAATAAATGCACCATCGAAATTGATATCAACATCAAAATCAGGAAGTTTTTTCAAATCTGGTACATTTGGAATAACTGCCAAATCCGCCAATTGAAATTGAACTTTTGTATTTTCACTCTTAATGAAAATATTCACCGCTTTACCTTCAATTTCTTGTGTTTCCAACTCAATATCTTCACCAACTACTGAAAGTAGTTTTGATAATGTTGACGTTGTGTACACACCTAAATCAGGTGAAGTAAACGCGAAGTTGTCTAATTGAATCTCACCCAATACAGTTTTGTCATCAGAAATAAAACGAGTAACTAATTTGTTATCTCCTGCTTTCCAAGCTACTGATTCTACTAATCCACCCAAACTATACTTTTGGATAAATCTTGTTAATTTTGCTTTGTTCATTTTTGTTTATGTTTAAATTTTAAATTGTGAATACAAATATACGATAATTTATTCAAATTACCAAATCTATTTTTCCCAAATCCATATTGGTTCTCCAAATGCGTGGTTTTTGGTTTCCTCCGCCTTTTCTTTTAATTCATCGGAATAATACTCAGATACAGCCATCCCAGCACCCCCACTATTGGGTCTTTTTGTCATTTCCATACCAATACATCCTTTGTAAATTAACCCCTTAGATTGAAGGAAATCGTTCATAGAATTAACTATATCTACATACCCTTTATCCGGTGCAGAAAATACATCTGCAATATTGATTGCCAGTATTCCACCTTTTTTTAAGGTTGGTATAATTTTCTCTAAAGTTGTGTGAAAGAACCCTTTGTTCCAATCATCAAACTTTTTATACCTAATCCAACTTTGAGTATCGTCAAACGAATATCTTTCGGTATTAAAATACGGTGGTGAAGTAAAGATTGTATCAAAGAAGTTTTCATACTCTGAATAATCAACATCTTCCGCTGCTGCTTCTAACATCCTTGCATCTTTATCTTCTTCAAAGAATGTTTTATGCTTTTTATAAAACTCAATTTGGGTTTGATAATTGGAGTGATTGCTACTATTCGGGTCAATGCCTAAATAAAATTTAGTTGTTTCTCCGGCAAAGAATCCAGCTAAACGGTCACCCCATCCTGCTGAAAAATCCATTACATTTTGGCTTTGGAACTTATCGTAGAATGCTTTTGCTATGACCGGCTTAAATTGTGATGCTACATACTTTCTCAATGTTGTTGCCATCTTTAAAGTTTCCATAGTAACATCCAATAACATTTTATCCAAAGTAAAATAAGCTCTTACAATCGTTTTAATACCATCAACTGTCTGCCATGTCTTCCAACCCGATGGTGTTCTAACCCAATCAACCTTCCAACGATTTTCAATGTGGAAAGGATTTGATGCATTATTACCAACGTTTGTTCTTCTGAAGTAGTATTCAGACCCATCGTATGTTAGTGGATACGTTGATACTCTTTCATTACGAGGAAACCATTTACCCTCAACTAATATATCGGGCCACCAAGTACCTTTTAATTTTTTATATGCATCCAAAGTTTGTTCTTCGGTGATATTTGGAATTGGTGGTGGATATGTGTGAAGGACTTCTGAAAGTTCATCTACAATTTCTTCTTTAGTATAAGTTTGAAGAATAGTTTGCCACTCGTCTTTTTCAATACGAATATACGGTTCCATTCCATAAAACTTTTTAAAGTAATCTTTTATTATCATAATTTTTTCCAAATCCAAACAGGTTCACAAAATGTTTTGTCTGCCGCTTCTCTTGCTTTTTCTAAAGCTTCTTCGGTATATCTACCTTCATCTCCCTCAATAATAGCACCTGCTCCTGCTGAACCAGGTCTCTTAGCCATTTCCATGCCCAAACAACCTTCATATTCCGCACCTAATGTTTTAATAAAATCATTCATTGGATTACATATCTCTTTATAACCCTTACCATCACCTTTAGATGCTGCATATACATCTGCAATATTGATTGCAAGAATACCACCTTTTTTTAAAGTAGGCCAAACGTTTGCAATTGTTTTATGAAGAAACAATTTATTCCACGCATCAATATTTTTATATCTAACCCAACTTTGAGTATCATCGTAAGAGTATCTCTCTACGTTGAAATAAGGAGGTGAGCTGAATATAATATCAAAGTGATTTTCATATTGAGTTAAATCAGCATCTTCTGCTGGTGAAATTATAAAATCTGCTTTCTTTTCAGTTTCAAAAAATGAATTGTGTTTTGTATAAAACTCAGCTTGTTTTTCGTATATTGGATGGTTTTCTACTCTAGGGTCTATACCTACATAGTGTTCTCCATGCTCGGATGCAAAGAATCCACATAATCTATCACCCCATCCCGCTGATATATCTAATACATTTTTACATTCATAGAAATCGTACAATACTTTTGCAGCATTTGGTTTAAATTGAGAACAAATATATTTTCTTAAACTCAAACAAACTCTTAAAGAATTTCTATTTACTTCATCAAATTTAAGAGTATATAATCCACCCATTAAGGTTGTCATAAATTCTTTACTAGCCCAAGTTCTTTTTGGTCCAGGTGAAACGGTACCATCAACACTCCAACGATTTGATTGTTGGAAATGATTTGATGCATCATTGCCGGTATTTAACCTACGAATGTATTGTGGTTTACCCTGAAAATCTAATGAATATCTAAATTCAGATGCTTTTCTCGGAAACCATTCACCTTCGGTAAATAAGTTATTCCAACGAATACCTTTTAATGCCAAATATTCTTTTCTAGCTTCATCTTCACTTATTTCCGCATACGGAAGTTCGTAAGTCATAGCCACATCTGCCAATGATTCTTTTACATCATTGATGTCAAATGTTGCTTTTATATGAGTCCATTCATTCGCTTCAATACGAAGATATGGAGTCATTCCTTTAAATTTATCAAAATAATCTAAATACATATGTTTTCAATATTTTTGTTAGCAACTAGTCTTAACCTAAAAACAATACCATTAATAATACCATCTTTTTTACTAGTCCAGTTTATATCACTATCTTTTACAAATCCGTATCTTTCATAAAATAATACTGCTCTATAATTGAATGCCCTAACGGTTAAGAATAGGTTCTCTGCGTGTTGTGATTTACAATATTCTATAAATTCATCTAAAACTTCTTTAGAAGAATTTGATTTAGAATGATTAGTTGCGATTTGATGAAGAATAAAATCTCCTTTCTTTTTATATGTGATTGCGTTTCTGCTCATTTTACCATGTGATTTATATCTACCAAAAGTAATAACAACACCATCTTGCAGTATCATTCCACCTTTTTCAATATATTTTTCCAACTTAAAACCCTGCTTATGAAGGTGAGGAAATATTTCTGGATACAAATCTATAATAGAAGATGCTTGATTTACCGCTTCTATCATTTCAGATGTACCTTTTTCAGCTTTTACAAAGTTAAGCATATTCAAAGAATTTATTTTGATTTATTTGGTCTTTATACAAATATAAGGATTTTAATTGAGATTTCAAAGTCTCTTTTTTCGCTTGCATCATATCACCGGTTCTACATCCTTTTGCAAAGTAAACCTTAGGTCTATATAATAGTTCATCGGAAATTTCTCCTTTAAATGCAGCTCTTAATAATGGTTTCATATGTCCACCTTCTTTCTGATATAATGGTGGTATATTTAATGTGTATTCTACAAATGGTCTCCAACTATATGGTGTACGAACTTCAACAGTACCACCCCACATAATGGATTGGTTGGTAGTTAAGAAGTTTGTTTTATGAACATCCTCTACTAATTTTCTTCTTGCTTTATCATAATCTTCCGGTCTCCAATGAAATGCTTGAATATGACCATAACTTCCCCAAATCTCATCCGATAGGTCTCCACTAAATACAACTTTGAATCCTAACTCATTTATTTTTTTAGATAAAGCTATTTGAGCAATTGCACTACCAACATTTTGCCATCTCGCTTGCTCAATTACATAGAGTGTTTCATCAACAGCATCTTCAACATCTTTCTCAGTTAAAATAATTTCATGTAGTTTTACACCGAATTCTTTTGCAGCAATTCTGGCATATTTTATATCATCATTCTTAGTATCCCCATCTCCCATTGAAACCACAAATGCTTCGATATTAGGGTTTATCTTTGAAAGTATGTAAGTTGTTATTACCGAATCAATACCCCCACTTAAAATGGTGCAGATTGGAACGTCAGATATCATTTTTACTTTAACCGCTTCTTCCAACATTTTTCTAATATTGCTAACGATAGTTTCTCTATCATCATTTATTATTTCGTTTGGAAGTTTATAATAAGTTATAGTTTTATGTTCTAATGTTTTATAATTATATTCTAAGTAAGTACCAGGATAAATTGCTTTTACTTGCTTTTCATAAAGTTCTGAAATAGGTAATCCTTTCTTTTCTGAACAAAATGCTAATTTACCATCGTTGTCAATTGCATACCACAAAGGTAGTTCACCAACGTAATCCTTAACAATAAGTAATTTGTTTATTTTAGTGTCAACTATTGCAAATGAAAACATCCCATCTAACTCTTTAAAAACATCTACACCAAATTGTTCATATCCATTGAGGATAATTTCAGTATCAGATTTTGTTCGGAATGGTATTGTGATTTTTTCTTTTAATTCTTTTGTATAAGTACTATCCCACAACTCACCGTTATAAATTAAGCAAATGGTTTTGTCACCATTCCACATTGGTTGGTTTGCAGTATCAGAAAGGTCCTGAATAGATAGACGATTATGTCCCACATAAAGATTATTAATCTTTTCAACTGCGGAAGCATTTCTACCTCTATGAATTATTTTTTGTAAATGGGTATGAGTTTGCTTCTTAGAAGTAAACCAATTGCCGCCTATTATTCCACACATATAACAAATTTACGAAACTTTTTGGATATTACCAAATTTATTTTAACCCCTCATTAATAGCATTTACATACGCCATCTTAGATGATAACCCTTGAAATCTTTCAACAAGTACACCATCTCTTTCAATTATTACTACTGGAATTGATGTCACATTATATTGTTGCGATTCTTCGGGTGAATTATCAACATCATATTCTATGAATGTTACTTTATCTGCGAAATCATTTTTCAATCCTTCTAATACCGGTCCTAATGCTCTACAAGGACCACACCATTTTGCTCCAAATTTTTTAACTACTACGCTCATTTTTTTTTGTTTTATATTGTTCTTCTAATTCTATGTTTTCTTTTATATGGATTGGGTGATAAGGACAATGGCGGCAGCCACTCCCACAGCAATAACCTCTATCAATGTGATACTTAGGAGTGAAAACCACTTTACCATTTTCCAAATAATATAATTCTTCATCATTTTTCATTATTTTATTTCACACGCACCACCAGCACATGCCAATTCACCACTCAAATCAGTCATATCTTCTATTTCAACTATCTTACTTAAATCAACATCGTTTAATGTTTTCATAAGTTCATCATATTTTTCTTTAGTACAATCTTCAAAAGGAGCCTGAATATAACTACCACCATCATAAGGTAATACTGATAATCCATTATAGAATTCTTTATTCTCCCACATCCACTCTCCAACTGCTTTCCACTCATGCTCTCTAATAGAAATTGTTGCTGATACGTTGTGTGAATTATTTCCGCTTCTATGACCCGGCTTAACCCACTCCCCATGTACTTTCTTAACTCTCTCTAATAATTGAATTGGTGATTCAGTTCTAAAGATAGCAGTATCAGGTGCTTTTTGTGGAATACCAATTACTGCCGTATCATGTGGTCTGAAATACTCATCCTCTACTAATTCAGGATGATTAATTGCTAAGTGAGAATACATTGATTCGTTCTTACCAACTCTTACTCTACGAATATAGTAATCATTATGCCAAGCGTGAATACCAGATGAAGTTCCTAATGCCAATGAAGTAGTTCCAGCAGGCTTAACCGTTGTACATCTTGCCGATGCGTTAATACCTAATATTTCTGCTACTCTTTTGTTTTCTATTTTCACAACTTTTGCTGCTTCTTTCATATCCAATTTCAAAACTGCTCCACTTCCAATTCCTGTCATTGATATTCCTATTAAGGCATCCTTTTCAGTTGTTCTTTGCCATATAGGTCTTAAGTAATGAAAATCAGTATATCCAGCCTGTAATGTTCCTACAAATGCCGCTGCTTTAACTCTAGCATTTAATTCTTCTTGAGTATCAACATCACTTACATTCACTTCACATAAGTTACAGAATTGAAAAGGTCTTAAAGCAATCTCACAACACGGATTAGTTCCCCAATCTTTATCGTTTGATAAGTAGATACCAGGTTCACCGGCTCCACTTGCTTCAATTCTTTTCCAAAGGTCTAAAAAATATTCTTTTGTAATTTTATGTCTCATTAATACTGCAGAATTATTTGCTCTACCTCTTTGTGGATTGTTTTCCCACCACGCTCCACTCTTACAACTAATCATTTGTTCATCAGTTGCGGAGAATAAGGCGATTAATGCTGCTCTACGAATACCACCTGCTAATACTGCATCAGCAATATGACAAACCATATCGTGCACTTCAATTGGTTTTAATTTCTCACCATTTTTCTTTGCATCTAAAATACCTTCTAATTTGATAAGGCATTCTTTCAATGGTTGAGGACCGGGTGCTTTACCACCTGATGTTACCAATCGTGCTCCTTTCTCTCTAATATCTCTAAAATCAAATACCGGCTTACTACCACCAAAGAAATATGCTTTTACAATTACTGAAACTGCATCAGCCCATCCTTCAATACTATCACCGATTAAAAATCTTCTTGTCTTATCAATGGCTGGTTTTCTGATTTCAGGTAGAGCATCAACGTGATGTTGTTGTACTGAATAACCTACTCCAGTTCCACCCAATAGTAAGAACATAATTTCTGAAAATACTCTCCAATCATCTGCCGGTGCAAATGCACAATTATAAATTCTATTTGGTGATAATTCAATTGGTTTACCTGCGAACTGCATTGAACGCATTGATGGTAATATTTTTTTATTCGATACGAATTTATATACTTCTTTTATTTCTTCTTTTAAATTTGGATATGTCTTTATATGCATATCCATATTTCTTTTTACTAACTCTTTCCAAGTTTCTCTCCTTTTTAATTCCGGTTTGTACTTTGCATACTTCATATAAACCGTAATGTCAGATAAAATTCGTGTTGAAATGTCCATTTTTTTGTAAATTTTGTTTAGTGTGTTAAAATATTTCAGGAAAACCCCAAAATGTAAGAATAAATATAAGACATGACACTAAACGATACAAGTCTGTGGATAAAAACTCCACTTTTTTTGAAATTTATTCATGTCAAAATTCATAGTGTATTATAACATATAGAAGGGGAGTGTTACCTCCCCTATCATATTATGCTTTTTGCTCTGCGGTAGATGCTTGTCTGTACGCAGTGATTAATTTCTTCAAATCACCGATAGCTTTTCTAGCTCTTGATTTGTTTACTTTTTTAGTTCCGTTGTGCTCTGTTTCAAATTGTGTAAAC